ATTATTACAGGTCTCAATAAAGATAAGGAAGATAGGCGCAATGGTGTAGGAAAGTCAACAATAGCAGATGCTATATATTTTGGAGTCTTCGGTGAAACGTTGAGAGATCTTAAGAAAGAAAACATTATTAATAATGTTAATCGTAAGAACTGTGAAGTAATACTCGATATATCTATTCAGCAATACGACAAAGCAGAAGACATACAAATTATTAGAACATTAGAGCCATCTAAGTGTCACATCTTTGTTAATGGTGAAGATAAGACACGAGATAGTATCTCAAATACGAATAGCTTTATAATGTCTAAATTTAATTGTACTCCTGAAATATTTCAAAATTGTGTTATTATGACGGTAAACAATACTATACCGTTTATGGCAAAAAAGAAGCAAGAGAAGCGAAAATTTATTGAAGATATTTTTAATCTTGGAGTTTTTAGTAATATGCTTACGCTTCTTAAAACTGATATTACTGATAAAAAGAAAACCTTTGATATTGAGACTACTAAATATGATGAAGTAGCTAAGAGTATTAGTACGTATGAAAAGCAGAAAGAAAACTCTGCCCTTGAGCGCGAAAGAAAGAAAGAAAAATATCTTACTCGAAAGAAAAATAACGCTAGTGAAATAGGGACTATTAGTAATACTCTCAAGAAATTCGAATTACCCGACGTACAGAATCTTAAAAAGGAAATATTAGAACAAGAGCAGAATAGAGAGAAGGTTGATAAAAAGATACAGAGTATTAGACACTCTATCACAGAAAACACAACTCTTATAACGCAGTTAACTAAAAAGATATCTGCCGTAGGTACCGATAAAGATGTATGTCCAACTTGCTTGCGATCAATAGAAGAAACCGATCGTACGCATATAAAGGACGAAAAAACTAAAATTAAGAATGAAATAAAGACTCATGAAGTACAGATCGAAACACATAAAGGTGAAGAGAAGCAATTCTTAGCAGTTGAAGATAAATTAGAGATACGTATACAAAAAATAAGAGATGGTATTAATACGTATCAGCACAAGCTTAAAGAAAAAAATAATCTTGAAGAAAGGCTGAATCAACTTAATAAGTGGCAGGTTGAGCTCGATCAAGATTTAAAAGATATTGAAACTGATTCAACAGCATTCGACAATCTATTAAAAGAGCAAAATCATAGACTTACTGTAGTTAAACTCGATCTTGAGACATTAAAAGAGACACTAAACACTCTTGATGTTGTTAAATTTGTTGTTTCAGAAGAAGGAGTAAAATCATATATTGTTAAGAAAATTCTTCAATTGTTTAATAGTAAGCTAGCATACTATCTTAAAAAAATGGATGCAAATTGTTCATGTGTGTTTAACGAATATTTTGAAGAAGAGATTATAGATAATAAAGGCAAGCAATGCTCTTATTTTAATTTTAGCGGTGCTGAAAGAAAGAATATCGACTTAGCATGCTTGTTTACGTTTATGGATATTCGCCGACTCCAAGGCGATGTATCGTTTAATTTCAGCATATATGATGAATTATTTGATTCTAGTTTAGATGAAAAGGGCGTCGAACTTGTTATTGCAATTCTCAAAGAGAGAGTAGATAAATTCAATGAATGCATAATGGTTATTAGTCACCGTAAAGAAAGTATTAAAGCTGCAACCGGTGATATTATTTTCCTTGAAAAAACAAATGGTATAACAAAACGAGTTGATTATAAAGAATATAATGCATAATTATAACAATGATCCCAGGACCCTTTGTACAACCTTTTGCTTCACCTTTTGTTCAACCGTTTCCAAGCATGCCAGGGCAGCAGCAACAAAACGCATTGCCACGCCCACCTGAACTTGATTTAAATAGATCGTTAAATTATTATGCCGATTATAGTGGATGCGGCTTCTGGCGCATGATTTGGCCAGAGCATCTCCTAAACGCACATAGTAAGAGTGTTGTACATGGTAGTACTGTAATGTGTTTCGATCCTAACTACTACCGTGGTATTAAAACTGTCCGTATCCAGAGACAGGCTACCGCACAGCAAGCTAAGTTTATTGAATTCTTAAAAGACTTAAGTAGAAAGCACGATTTTAAAATTATCTATGAAATTGACGATCTAGTGTTTAGCGAAGATATTCCAGAATACAATAAATTTAAACCTGCGTTTACTGATCCTGAGATCCGTAAGACCGCGCAACGTATTATGGAGATGTGTGATGAGATTACTGTGACATGTGATTTCATGAAAGATTATTACATGAGTAAGACTTCCAACAAAAACGTTACTGTTATTCCGAACTATCCTCCGAAATGGTGGATGGGTAATTTCTATAGTGATAGACGGATTTCAGAGAACTATGATTTAAATGAAAAACGTCCCCGTATTCTTTATGCAGGATCTGGCGCGCATTTTGATGTAGATAACAGAGTAAATCAGAACGACGATTTTTTTCATGTGTGCGATATTATTATTAAGACTCGTCACAAATATAGATGGGTATTCTTAGGAGCATTTCCTCTGCCTCTCAGACCATATGTTATGAATGGTGATCTCGAGTTTCACCCATGGGAAAATCTATATAACTACCCAGAAAAGATTTTTAATCTTAAAGTCAATATGCTTGTTGCGCCTCTTCAGGATAATACGTTCAATAGAGCTAAGAGCGATCTAAAGTATATAGAAGCATGTTGTTATGGGTTACCGATTGCCTGTCAGGATATGGTAACATACGGTGAAGCACCAATTAAGTTTAAGACAGGTGATGAAATGATTGGATGTATTGAAGATACACTTCTCAAGAAAGGCAAATATATGAATCAGTGCGCTAAGTTTAGAAAAGTCGCAGAATCGCGCTGGCTTGAGAATGAAGACAATATTAACAAATATGTCGAATTATATAATATGCCATATGGTCATTCAGATAGAAAGCTGCTCAACGTAATTAACGGATTAAAGTAGTCAAAATATTAACATTGTACTTCTCAGAATATAATATATAATTGGATTGTGTATCGTAGTGTAGCCTATTTACCAAGAGATCAGCTCATGCGTCTTTTTACCTGGGACGAGAATGGGAAGCGTATAACTCTAGATTCAACGTTTGAGCCTTATATATATCTTGAAACAAATAATCACCCTGACACTACAAGTATCTTCAATACGAAGTTAAAGAAGAAAAGATTCAAGAATCAAGCTGAACGTTCGCGATATCTAAAGGATAATAAAGTTACCAGAGTTTTTGAAAACCTAAATATACAGCAACAGTTTCTTATTGATACATTTTGGAAAGAGAATGAAAAGCCAGAATTTACTAAAAACGATCTTAAGGTATTGTTTATTGATATCGAGACTTACAGCCCAGATGAATTTCCTAAGCCAGAAGATCCACAGCATCCTATCAATATTATTACAGTCTATGATTCAATTAGAAAGCACTTTATTACATGGGGACTTAAGCCATATAATAAGAAGAATGAAAGCCATACTTACATATACTGCAAGACTGAGAAAGATCTTTTAGCTAAGTTCTTAAGTTATTTTACTTCTGATTATCCTGATATTTTATCTGGATGGAATAGCGAATTTTTCGACGTACCTTACATTGTAAATAGAATTACCCGCATTCTCGGTGAAGATGAAACTAAAAAATTATCACCTGTTGGGTATATACGTCCTATAACTTTTACAGGTCGATTTGGTAGAGAGCAAGTGCATTGGCATTTAGAAGGAGTTTCATGCGTCGATTACTTAGATATTTACAGACGATTTTGTCCTACGTTAAGAGAGTCCTATAAGCTTGATGCTATTGGTCAGACAGAACTCGGTGAAAATAAGATTGATTACGGTGATACAAACCTTGCAAGTTTAGCTGATGATAATTGGGAGCTGTTTGTTGATTATAACGTACAGGACGTTAATCTGTTGGTCAGATTAGAATCAAAGCTGCAATACCTACGGCTTCTTAGAATGATTGCATATGCTGGGTTAACCACATTTGAAGGAGCTCTAGGCTCTTTATCGGTAATTACAGGTCTTTGTGCTATAAGAGCCCGTACACGTGATCAGCGTATACCTACATTTAATAAAACAAATACAAGTGAAGAGCAAAACGCAGGTGCTTATGTAGGTGAACCGCGCAAAGGATTTCAAGAGCATATTGTATCCTTTGATGCTAATAGTCTATATCCAAACGTTATGATAACGTTAAATCTTTCTCCTGAAACGAAAGTTGGATCTATTATTGACAAGACTGATAAAGACGTTACTATTAAGCATGTAAACGGTCAGACTTTTACGTTATCGCACAAAAGCTTTGTTGACTTTATTCAAAAGGAAGAGATAGCAATTTCTAAAGCTAAAGTTCTTTTTACACAAAAAGAAAAAGGTATCATTCCAATTACAGTAGATCACTTTTACAAAAAGAGAGTAGAAATTAAAAAGAAGCTCAACACACTTAAACGTAAAATCGTAAACATCGAAGAATCCGCACCTGAGTATGCAAATCTTAAACATGAGATTGATAACTTAAATATTACGCAACACACTATTAAGATTCTTATTAATACAATTTACGGTTACTTTGGCAATAAACATAGCCCTCTTGGTGATGATGAATTAGCTGAATCTATTACACTTACTGGTCAAGCAGTTATTAAGGAATCAAATAGACTTCTAGAGAATTATATTAAGGAAAAAGCTAAACTTACCGATCAAGATATTCTAGAAGATACACCCATTATCTACAACGATACGGATAGCTCATATATTTCTATTAAACATATAGTAAAAAATACTGGATTAAAGATGCTAGATTCTAAAGGTAAAATTACTCAAGAATACTACAAACAGGTACAAGATATTGAAGATTATCTTAATGAAAATATTATTAAGTGGGGCCAGCAAGCGCTTGGTTCTAAAGATTGTCGTTTTGTTTTTAAGCGCGAGGCAATTGCAGATAGCGGTCTCTTTCTACAGAAAAAACGATATGTGCTACATGTTTTAGACGAAGAAGGTATTCCGTGTGATAAATTTAAGTATACAGGCGTTGAGGTTGTTCGAACAACGATGCCTGCTCC